GCAACCAATTNGGATATGAAGTACACAATNANGCTCGTAATGGCGCTAGTAATGACTATATAGTAAAAACTACTGTTGAATATCTAGAGTATAACAATCCTGATATTGTTATTATAGGTTGGACAACACCTGACAGAATAGATATAGGTGGCAAAACTGCTACAGTAAATCATGACCCTATTATATTCAAACGCTGGAATGATGATTGGGCACGGGAAAAATTAAATACACAAATTACACTAATGGAAAAATATGTCCTAAAAGACTACAATAACTTTCACTGTGCAACTTGGATAGAAGATGAATATTTTCAAGGCATGAATAATTATATTGGCAAATTTGTTGAATGGGCATATGGCACGCCGCATGGCATTATGGGACATCCACTAGAACTTGGTCATCAAAGGATAGCAGACAAAATTGCTGAATACATCAGAAATTAAAGTAGTACACATAGAAGCAAGCACATACTGTAATGCACGTTGCCCACAGTGTCCTCGTAATTATTGTGGTTGGAATATATTAGACTTACCACAAAAACAACTTAGTGTTGATAGTCTTATACCTATTGTACGTCAATTGCCCAAAGTCCATGCTCTATTTAATGGCAACTATGGTGATCCAATGATGAATCCAAATATAGTCGAACTAACTCAACTTTTTAGTTCGTCTAGTGTAACAACAAATGGCAGTTGTGGGCGTGTAGAAACATATAGTAATCTTGCAAGATTAGATGTGCAAATGACATTTAGTATAGATGGTCTTGAAGATACTAACCATATATATAGACAGGATGTTGTATGGGATAAAGTAATGGAACGTGCTAGGGCATTTATAGATGCAGGCGGTATTGCACATTGGAAGTTTGTTGTGTTTAAACATAATGTACACCAAATACAACGTGCCGATAGCCTAAGTAAAAAAATGGGTTTTGCAAGTTTTGAGGTGATTAATGATGAACGTAATCACGGACCAATATTAGACAACACAGGCAAAGAAGTAGGCTGGTTGTTGCCTCATAATAGATCGGCAGAACCATATGAATATGATATTGAACATGATTTAAATCTAAGAAACAATCCTTATGATTTGCAAAATGATTATAATGGTGTTATAATAAACTGTGAATTAAAAACACAACATAACATTTATGTAAACGTAGATGGAGAAGTATTGCCCTGTTGTTATCATGGTGTAGATCAACATATACATCCACAAGGCGATACACTACAAGAACAACTGGATAGTTTCCGTTGGTTAGAACAAACCTGGGGCAAAAAGGACTGCAATGAAACCTGCCATACTGCATGTAAAAGATGAAGTAAATGTAAAGATTGAGGGACTTGATCTGGATACTAGACGCAAGTTAAGTAACATGTTCAAGTATGAAGTGCCCTATGCTCGTTACTTGCCCGCAGTAAAACTGGGACGCTGGGACGGTAAAAAAGCATTCTTTCAACTTGGAGGGAGTACATACATTAATCTCCTCCCGGACATTCTTCCTGTACTACAGCAACAGGGCTATGATGTTACACTAAATGACTTGCGTGAATATCAGAGCGAATACACACTGGAGCCTGTACAGGAGGATAGTTTTAGTCATGTAGCGTGGCCAAAGGGGCATCCTGCTGAAGGAGAGCCTATTATATTGCGTGACTACCAAGTTGAAACTATAAATCAGTTTCTAGCAAATCCACAGAGTTTGCAGGAAGTAGCAACAGGTGCTGGCAAAACACTAATGACTGCGGCACTTAGTGCTAGTGTTGAACAGTATGGTAGAAGTATTATAATTGTTCCTAACAAAAGTTTGGTTACACAAACAGAAGAAGACTATATTAACTTGGGTCTGGATGTGGGTGTTTACTATGGTGACCGTAAGGAGTTCGGTAAAACACACACCATATGTACTTGGCAAAGTCTAAACATACTGTTAAAAAATACAAAGAATCATGTAGCACCCATAAGCATAGGAGAGTTCCTAGAGGATGTAGTGTGTATTATGGTTGACGAAGTACACATGGCTAAAGCAGATGCACTGACTGCACTGCTTACTGGTGTAATGAGTCACATACCAATACGCTGGGGACTAACAGGCACAGTGCCTAAGGAAAAGTTTGAGAACGTAGGCATAGTGTGTAGTATTGGGCCTGTAATAAATCAGATCAGTGCAAAAGAACTACAGGACAAGGGTGTACTTGCACAGTGCCATGTGAATATTGTGCAAATGATTGATGTGGTTGCACACACAAATTATCAGAGTGAGCTTAAATACTTACTGGGAGACAAAGACAGGATAGACTGGATAGGCAGTTTATGCAATAGTATTAAGGACAGTGGCAACACACTTATACTTGTGGATCGCATAAGTGCAGGAGAAGCACTACAGATTGCAATACCAGACAGTGTCTTTGTATCAGGGAGTACAAAGGGTGCAGACAGAAAAGCAGAATATGACGAGATATCAACTGCTGAAGGAAAGGTCATTATCGCAACCTACGGCGTTGCGGCTGTGGGTATCAATATTCCTCGCATCTTTAATCTGGTGTTGGTTGAGCCTGGTAAAAGTTTTGTACGAGTCATACAGAGCATTGGCCGTGGCATTCGTAAGGCTAAAGACAAAGATTTTGTACAGATCTGGGACATAACCAGTACAGCAAAATACGCTAAAAGACATCTAACAAAACGCAAAGCATTTTATAAAGAAGCAAACTACCCATTTACGGTAGAGAAAGCAGATTGGAACTAGTATGAGTGATCAAGAAACAGAAGACATGCCCAAGTTTGGGCAAACTATGTACAACTCAGGCATGGCATATTTTTGTGAAGGATTCGATAACAAATCTACTTCACCACTTGTAAAGTGGATTATTGAAATGAATCTATTGCCTAAACGTCAACGTCCTAAGGAACTAACACTAATTATCAATTCACCAGGTGGCAGCGTTCATGCTGCATTTGCACTAATTGATACAATGAAAGGCAGTGCTATTCCAATTAAGACTGTGGGTATAGGACTTATAGCAAGTTGTGGTGTTCTAACATTTATGGCTGGTAAAAAAGGACGTCGTGTAATTACACCCAACACAAGTATCCTAAGTCATCAATATAGTTGGGGATCAAGAGGCAAAGAGCATGAACTGTTTGCTACAATGCGTGAATTTGAACTTAGTAGTGAACGCATGCTGGAACACTATAAAAAATGCACTGGACTTACAGAGAAAAAGATACGAGAAGTATTATTGCCGCCAGAGGACAAATGGCTTAGTGCAGAAGAAGCAATCAAGTATGGCATTGCGGATAAAATTGTAGAGGTATACTGATGCGTATTCTTACCCTGGATAATACAGCATATGAAATGAATGATATACCTGATGAAGTGGATGATCTTCGTTTTGCAATACTGGATAACAGTAATCCAGCGGATCCGGATTACTTCTTTATACCCTTAATATTTCTTGAAAGTTTTAATTCGCCTGCTGTTGTATTGGATGTAGGCGGTAATAAAATACGCATGCCTGTTGATTGGAAAATACTAATAGGTGATCGCGAGATTGGTGATTTAGAAATGCTTAATTTTTCAAGTTTGAATGACAGAGGATTTGACGCATTTGTGTTTAATCCGCTTGGAGATTTTAGACATGACTATATGCCAGTAAACATAGTGGATATATACAGTGATGTCAAATGGTTCTTCCCGAAACTCAAACAAGGACAGATCCTCGCTATTCCAATTGAGTCTGAAGTGGATAATCCCCGTTGCGTTTTCTGCGCAAAAGAAATCAACAAACAAAACGAGATCGTCTCTATTGATAGAGCCTGGTAAAATACTACGCACAGATTATCGCAAGTTTTGTTTTAGTCAGAGCATGGACTTCTATGGTGCAGTAAAGTATGGTAAGAAACAACAAGACTTACTGGATCGCATTAAGAAGTATCTATGGATGCGTAGAGATCTAGACTGGGATCTACAAAACGAAGATAAACTTGTTTGGATAGAGTTTGCTAAACTTGACGATGCACATATGTTTGTGTTATCATTTGCTGATGTAATATACACAAATGGAGTGCATTTTGAGTAAACTGCCATTAAACACAGTGCTTGCAGCCATAGATAAAAAAGACTATGGCTTTTATGATAGACTTACACCCGAACATCAGAAGCAACTAGCACCCTTCCTACTGAATCGTTATGTAAGTTTAGTTAAAGGTTCAAGTGAACTACAGGCATACTACTTAATGGCTGGCAACCAGCGTGTTAACTGCACTTACTTTGAACTAGCAAAGCATCCTAAACTTGTGTGGCAGTTGCTATGTACAGTATCGCCTGGCATGGGTACACAGTTTCATCAATGGGTAGGACATAAACAAAAAGACAAAAACAATTCAAGTAAAAGACGTAAACAGATAGCAGATTTACATCCGCTGGCAAAAACTGATGAACTAAACATACTAGTAAACATGTACACTGACAAGGATCTCAAAGAAATACAAAGGCTTTATGGTGAGTGACTTTACAGCAATTGTAAAAGATGCTATAATTAACTATAGTATGGAACAAAAAGATTATATATGCAAATACTGTGGCAAGAGTTTTCGTAAGGAAAGCACACTGGCTGCGCATTTATGTGAGCCTAAGCGGCGTGCGCAACAGGAGGACGAAGCAGGAGTAAAACTGGGTATGACTGCATACTTGCGTTTTTATGAACTTAGTCAGGGAAGTGCCAAGTTTAAGACATACAGTGACTTTTGTGAGTCTCCATACTACAATGCATTTGTAAAGTTTGGTAGACACATGGTTAATATTCGTGCTATCAACACACAAAAATTTATTGACTGGGTAATTAATAGTAACAAGAAACTGGATCACTGGTGCAAAGATGCTGTATATCAGGAATATCTAATGGAACATCTGAGAAAAGAAGCAACGCAGGATGCACTGGAGCGTAGTATCAAGACTATGGAAAACTGGGCAGAAGAAAAGACTAGTGTATTCAACCATTACTTTAACTATGTAAACAGTAATCTTCTTGTGCAACATATAGTAACAGGACGTATCAGTGCATGGATTGTTTTTAACTGTGACAGTGGTCAAGCGGCACTGGATAAACTAAGCACAGAACAAATAGAAATGATATTTCCCTATATAGATCCTGACTTCTGGAAACGCAAATTTGTGGATTATTTTGCAGATACAGAATGGGTAAAGCACATACTAAAGGAGGCAGGCTTATAATGTATGATATGCCGGATGTAGATATTGACTTTGCTGATCGTACACAATTAACTAAACACATTAGGGGTGTTGGCGCAAGACTGGAGAACGGTAATAAACATAACACGGGTGTATATTTTACAGATATACCTGTAGCTCATGATGGACTTGCTACACTGGATCATAAACGTGCTGAACAACTAGGTTACTTTAAACTTGATCTACTTAACGTGGGTGTATATGAACATGTTCGTAATGAACTACATCTAGTGGAACTTATGAGAGAACCTAACTGGGCACGACTACAGGAGCAAGCATTCTTTGAACAACTTATACATGTGGGAAAACATTTTGAGACAGCGGCTCGCATGCCCGAGGACATTACAAGTGTTCCACGCATGGCTATGTTTCTAGCAGTAATACGTCCTGCAAAAAGACATCTAATAGGATTACCCTGGGCAGAAGTTGCAAAAACTATATGGCAGAGTGCAGGACAGGATAGTTATAGTTTTAAGAAGAGCCACAGTGTGGCTTATGCACAACTAGTAGCAGTACACATGAANATACTGGAGGAAAAACATGGCGGATGATACCAAGCGTTTNAGTGAAATACAGGA